TCTAACAAGTGGAGTAGCAGTAACTGTTCCTATTGAACCACCTGTAATTTCAGCCTCTACAGTAATTTTAACCGGAGGATAAGAAATTGATTGATATCCAGTACCTGCTGCCCTAAATCTTACATAATTTCTACTATCATAGAAATTCTTTGCTTCAGAATTATAAAATGGACTTGCACCACTAATTCCAGCAGCAGTAGATGTAATTATTGAAGGAGAAGCATCAAATGCAGTTACTGATCCTGAGTTCTTACAACACAATAATATTGTTCCATATACCTTCTTAAGTGGTGCTTTTGATGGTGTAAAATCAGACACATATCTTGCAGCACCTTTAACTATCCTCAAGTTAGAAATATTTCCTTTAAAATCACCAATTGTACCATTCCAACTACCAATTCTAGGTCTTGGAGAACCTGTATTAGCAGTAACAGTATAAGTATGAGTACTACTATTTTCTAAAACTCCATCTATAAAGATTCTTGATGTTCCAGATGAACGAGAAATTGCAATATGGTGCCATACATCATCTGCAACTGATGTAGCAGATAGTAGAACAGTAGTCGGACTAGTATGTAATTTTACACGACCACCACCACCAGAACTTAATAAACTTATAACAGGATTATTAGAATTACTTCCAGTTGGTCCATCCATCATATAAATTATACGTTCAGAACTACCATCTAAAGTAGCTACTGCAGTTTTTACCCAACATTCAAATGTAAAGTCACCAGATCCAAGAACAAAATCAGAATGTCCACCAATATCAAGTTTATCACCAATTCCATCAAACTTAACTGATCCTATTTTTTCTTCTGTAACACCAACATTTGATAGTTGGAAACTAGAACTATCAATTTTCATAACATAATAGGAATTTTCACTCGAAAGTCCTATTATTGGAGTAGTTTCATAAGTATAATTAACTAAATCACCATCATTAAATCCATGATTAGGGAAGTTAATAACACTTAAGGATGTTGTAATTCCAAGAGGTGAAACTTTTAAATTTCTATTTTCATATCCAGATCCCGGATTTATAATTTTAAATTCAGAAATTACATCTTTTGCTTCTAAATCCCTAAATTTGTGCATTCCACCAGTATTAATGGTAGTAAATCCAACTGTATTAATACCTGCTACATAATCTTCTAATTTCTTATAAAGATAAATCGCTCTTGGATTTATAGTTTGTGGATAATAAATTGATCCATTTACAAGGTATTCATCTTGATTAGTATTAGATCCACCAAAAGTACCTATTCCAAGTGGTAAATTGCCACTAGGATTATAAACAATTGGATCACCATCTTGTAATCTATGCTCCTCATCAAAAACAATAGTCTCATTAGAAATATCAACACCACCAGTTAATGCAACACCAACCTGTGAAGCATTAAATTCAATTTCTCTATATTGTTTCGTTAATACTGGTTTAATATCAGCATCAGTACCATTTCCACCATCAATAGTTGCAGAAACAATCCTTTGAATGCTGAAATTTTGTGAATCGATTAAAACATCTTTAACAGATCCCCTAACAACTGCTGTAAGTAGAGCAGTAGTACCAACACCAACAGCAGCTGGCTTAGAAGCAAGAATAGTGGGTGGATTTATAACATCATAATTAACCCCTTTATTATAAACCTTTACATCTTCTATTGGTCCATAATAAACCTTATCATCAGTTTTATAATTTAAAATTTCAACACCATTTACCATCAATCCAACAGGACCAAACTTAGTTGCTTGATTAGTTCCAGATTGAATATTTGGTACTAAAGGAATTTTTGTTAATGCTTTCTTTGCTGATAAAGTTCTACCACTATGCTGTCTTAATGTGAATGAATGAGTAGAATTTGTATTATATGCATCAAATTCAATATAATTTGTTGTTCCAATAAAAGATTTGGATACATATAACCTTATTTGATTTGTACGATTGTTATTATCCCTTAAAACCTCAACATGATATATTTCATTCAACTTTAAACCACTAATAACATTATCAACACCTGATGAACTGTATATAACCTCATCACCAGTAATAAAAGGAACATTGTCAACAAAACCCAAAACAGAATATCTGTTCGATGCTGCACTATATCCCTTAAAATAGTCACTTATAACTGTTGATCCTGTTATTGTAAAACTAGATGCAGATTTTTTCTTAGTTATTGAATATTTTGGTAGAGAATTTGATGCAACATACATATACTCCTCATTTTCATTATAAACATTCTGTACATCTGAAAGAATGTTTGAGGAAGATAAAATAACGTCAGAAGGAGAAGTAGTCCCTGCATAATCATACCTTTTTCTTATACTTAATTGGGTATAAGAAGGAACAGTAATATTTTGATCTATTTCTACGCTATATTCACTGATTGCAGTTACTTTAGCAAGTGTATTAACTGCAGATTCACTATTTCTGTTTAAAATATCTACAGTATCACCAACTTTCAAACTAGAAGGTTGTGCCTTTTCATGCAAAACCAACATGTTATTATTAAAACTTGCAATTTCATATCTAGATCTTACATTGTAAATCCAAGTATTAAATGCAAATTCCTTAAAGTTTCTATTCTTATTCTCAACTTTTTCACCAAGGTTCTTAACAGAAATTAAGTCATCCTTTAATAATAAACCAAACTTATCTTTATCCTTAATATCTGATAGAACACCAGTAATTCTTAATTTAACTGGCTTTGTAATATCTCCATCTTCATATCCGAAAATCGTATCTTCAGAACGAATATCATCAGTTGGATTAATAATATCATTTACACCAGTACAATTAAAGAACTGATTAACATTTTTACTATTAAATGTAATTTTATTATCCCCAGAAACTAGAGTTCCTGTAGTACCAAATCCAACTGTAGAATCAACTGTAATTACAGAAGCACCAATAGAAACAGTATCTGTAACTTTAGTCTTTGGTGAAATTGTAAAATTGCCCTGAATTAAGCTACTTTCATCAAATCCAGAGAATAATTGTATTTTATAGAACGTTCTATTGTTTCTACTGATAATTTCAACTTCAGAAACAGGCCCAGCAGCACTTAAATCTGCATTTTGAACCATATTTCCAACTAATTTGTTGGGATCTCCAGATATTCTCTCACAAACTAATACTTCTCTTCTAATATACTCACCAGCAGAAGGTTTAAGTAGAAAATCCTCTAAATTGATAATTTTAGGAGTATGTCCAAATAAAACGTTGAAAAGAATCCTAAATGATTCATTAGTTCCTTTAGATTGATAAAAATCACGTATTTGCTTAATAAATTTATTAATATCTAAATCTTTTACAAAATCAACATCTTCAAATCCAGGGGCAAGAAGAACTTTTAATTTTCTATAAAATTCTTGTAGAAATAGAGCACTTAAATTCTCTATTCTTAAATTATTATTATGAGCACTTGCAGTTGTAGATTCAAAAATTAATTCTTCAGAATTAAGTGGATCCCTATAACTGGTAATACCACTAAATCCACGAATACATCCAGTAAAACTAGTTGAAGTTTTACCAGTATATGTGATTATTTCATCATCAACTTTAATAAGACCATACTGATCTGGATATCCTTTCGTATTATCTACCGAAATTGTTGTATCAGTTGTAGATACAGCACTTGTTAAAGATGTGATTCCAGCAACCACATCTTGAGTCATATAGTTAAAATTCAAATATTGATCAAGATTTTCAGCAATATCAATAGGTCCACCTTGATATTCCTGCCCAATATAATATTGCTTTAAAAATTCCGATGCCTTAGGAGCTTCCGATATTAAAAACTCAGGTAACTGATTATCAATTATTTGTTGTACTTTGACTCTAGCATCAAAACCGGTCGTGATCATATTACTTTATTACCTAGTTAACTGTCCATTGGAATAACTTGATCTGACGGGATAATTAACACCCGATATTTGTTCGCCAGAAGCAATCGTGTCCTTAACCATATTTATCTCACTTTTTGAAACATCAAACACCAAATATAGATCCTTAAGACCAATAACATCATTAGAATCTGGATATGCTTGAATTTCAATAACACCATCGGGTAAAACAGTATTAGTAATATTAAGTGTATTAATAATTACCTCACCTTTTGTATAATCTACTGTTCCAATTGATTTTTTAACAACTTCATAAGTATCCGGTTCAACTGTAGGTTTAACTGCAGAAAGCACACCAATAGCACTGTCTGCAGATGGGACATCTACAAAATACACTATTTCTGCTTCACCTTGAATTGAAAATCCAGTACTCTTAATGTTATAACCATCTATTTTCTTATAAAACTTATTACCAAAGCATAATTCGTACTGAGCATATGTATTTAATATACAATTAAGATTTCTTCTCATCCTAACTCTTGTAATATTGGATGTAATTGAATTATCAACACCATCAATCAATTGTATGGTCTTACTATACTTAAATCTTCCACCAAATTTATTCAAATCTACTGATTTTGCATATTTTGATAAAGATGTTGTTATATTGGATTTAAGATCCAATACATTACTTACTCTTGAAGAATCATAGAAAATATCACTATCAATTTCAACATATAGTAGTTTAAGATCAATGATTTCTTGATTGATACCAGATACCGTATACTGTTTTAAGTCATTTAAGAGTTCAGTTTTCTTAAAGTCTGATAATGTCCAACCATTTTTAGGTTTAATGCTGATTAGAACTTTTCCAAACTGAGGTGGATCTAATTCTTCTCCACCAATAACAGTTACTGATTCTGTTTCTGGATAAACTGACTGAACTATGGCTTCATAATCCCTTGCTGTAACGGCACGATTTTGCGATGCATAAGTTCTAGGAGCAAAGTACTTAACAGACTCAATAGGCTCAATGTCGCCGCCTCCAGAGGCATTAGAAGTGGTAGTAATACTAACACTAGTGGTCGAATTTATAATAGAATCATTACCATCAGTGGTTGTTCCCGCATAAGAGAATAATGATGGTCCATTACCTTCACTTCCTTTAGTTGTAATATAACTAACCGTAACTGTCTCACCACTGGATAGTTTCTTACCAATAATGCCATCACCGAATAAAAGTTCATATCTTTCATCAGTAATTTCTTGTAGTAGATAAATTTCTGATTCACCATCAATTTTTACGATGTTATCTATCTGTTTATACTCACGAGTTCCAACTTTAACCACTATTGTGCTTGTATCAATATCAGGATTATCAAGAATAAACCTCTGATTCGTTGAATTATCGATTATAAACTGTTTTGTCAAGAAAATTCCTTGATAAACCGTAATATTTTCAAATTCTGCTACATTACTAACAATATTTGTAGTGACATCTTCAGGTACAGAGAAGGTATATGTGGTGTTATCAACTCCACCAACACAAACTAACCCTGATTTTAGTATCAATTGCCCTTCTACACTTGATGTTCCTACATTAAATGATACAGTTGCCTTCGCTGCTGTCTTAGAACGGGGTACATAACCAATATTTCTTGCTAACGAAACAACATTTTCCCTTAAAGTCGCAGAATCCAGGAAGGATTCGTTGACAATCATGTTGGAATTGAATGCAGTAATATAGGTATTATATGCTAATGTGTCGATTAATACAGAAAAATTGGATCCTTCAAAGTCAAAATCCGTGAAAGTTGTGTTAGCACGGAGATAATCCTTAATGGACGTCTTTATTTGATCGAAATCAAGATTTGTAAACTTTGTAAAAGGCATATTATCTTGTTGCTTCTAGAATATAGGTAAATTTTTGGGGTGGAACGTCCTGACCAATGATTTTAAAGTTAATATTTACTTCAAAAGCATTATTATCTGGTTGTGGAATGACTTTAACATTAACATTTTCAACCCTTGGTTCATAATTACTGATTGCAATTGTTATTTGCTCTTCAAGAATGGTTGCATTACCAAAGTCAACAAACTCAAATAGGGTAGTTTTTACCTCAGACCCAATATATGAGTTAAAAAATCGCTCACTAGGTACAGTTTGAATAAGATTGCGAATAGCTCTCTTAACAGCATCCTCATTTTTGAGAATGGGAATATCTTTTGTGATAGGATGCATCTCAAAAGAGAGACTAATATCCTTAAATGCTCTGGATATTCGTTTTACAGCCATCTATGAACGAAACAACATGTATTATTTGTTATTTATACTGTTATACGCCTTCTTTTAAATGCTGCTTTTTTGATGGCATATCATCGTGCATAATTTCTTGAATGACTTGTGGGTCAGATTCAGTGTTTTCACTTTCAGAATCTTCCCATACCTTTTTAACAGCAGACATTAGGTTATCCATTTATTTGTATTATTTAAAAAATTATTTATCTTAGGACATAAAAAAGCACCCGTAGGTGCTTAAGTAAGAGTACTATTACCAGGTCTT